CTTTATCAACCAATGTTAACTTTATCGTCAGAATTGCCGAGCATTTTAACAGAACAGCTGCGGGAGTATAATAATGGCTATAAATAGAGCGCAATTAGCGAAAGAATTAGAACCAGGATTAAACGCCCTGTTCGGAATGGAATATGCTAGGCATGATAATCAACATGTTGAAATATATGAAACTGAATCATCAGACAGAGCTTTTGAAGAAGAAGTAATGATTGTGGGATTTGGTAACGCATCAGTAAAAGGCGAAGGTAATGCTGTCGAATATGACAACGCTACTGAAGGCTTTACTTCACGTTACTCTCACGAAACAGTTGCTTTGGCTTTCTCTCTAACTGAAGAAGCAGTTGAAGATAACTTATATGATAGACTAGGCTCAAGATATACAAAAGCTTTAGCAAGGTCTATGGCAAACACAAAGCAAATTAAGGCAGCTTCTGTTCTTAATAACGCTTTTAGCAGCAGTTTTACTGGTGGTGATGGTGTTGCTTTAGTATCAAACTCTCACCCTCTAGGTGGCGGTGGTACTGCTAGTAACAGACCAACAGCTTATGCTGACTTGAATGAGACTTCATTAGAAGATGCTCTTATTAATGTTTCAACTTTAGTTGATGACAGAAATTTGACAATTGCTCTACAAGGCAGAAAGCTTATTGTTCCACCTCAATTGCAATTTGTTGCTGACAGATTATTACAAACTCCTGGAAGAGTTGGTACGTCTGACAATGACATTAATGCTATTAAAAATATGGGTATGGTCCCTGAAGGATATGTTGTTAACAACTATCTAACAGATACCGATGCTTGGTTCTTAAAGACAGATTGTCCTGATGGATTCAAACATTTTGAAAGAAGCCCAATGCAAACATCACTAGAAGGTGATTTCGATACTGGTAACATGCGTTACAAGGCTAGAGAAAGATATTCCTTTGGTTTCTCCAATTGGAGAGCGGTGTTCGCATCACAAGGAGCATAATCTTAATTGATTGTTTAAAGGGAGTTTCGGCTCCCTTTTTTTTTGCTTAAAAGTAATATACAATCAAAGGACTAGGATTTATTAACTTGTTCTACAGACTGACCTAGCAGACAAGCCAAGACAGTAGAACTTATTTCCCAGGAGGAAATTATGGCAAAATCAACCTTTTCAGGTCCAATACAGTCCTTAGCAGGATTTATTTCAGCAGGTAATGCTAACGTAGTTAGTTTAACTGCAGATACAACACTAAGCGTAAATTCACACGCTGGTAAAATGTTAACTTGTAACGATGCAGATGGTAAATTCACTTTACCAAGTATTGTTGCTACTGCTCCAGGAAGCAATGATGACCCTAATCAAACTAATAATTTAGGTGCTACATTTACTTTTGTAATTGAAACAGCAGCTACAGACTTAGATATTAAAACTGACGGAACTGATAAGTTCGTTGGCGGACTATATATGGGTAAAAGTGATGCAGCAGGTAAAACATTCTTTTCAGGCGCTAGTAATGATGTTATTACTTTAAATGGCTCTACTAAAGGTGGCATAGTTGGTACTGTTATTAAAGTAACCGCTATTGGTGCAGCCAAGTACGCAGTAGAAGGTATTAACCTTGCTTCTGGTACTGTAGTAACTCCATTTGCTGACGCGTAAGGAGTAATTTATGGCAGACGCAGTAACCTCAACAACGTTGATGGATAGTGATAGAGTCGCTATTATTCAGTTAACGAATACATCAGATGGTACAGGCGAGGCAGCAGTTAAAAAGATAGATGTTAGCGCTTTAAGTGATAGCTCTACAGGCCAAGCATGTACGGGCGTACGTTTAGCAAAAATTGTATATTCTACTTTTGGAATGAGTGTAAAGCTTTTATGGGATGCAACTACAGATACAATCTGTTGGGATTTAAACGCAGACTATACAACAGATGAAGATTTTACCGAGTTTGGAGGTATTAGAAATACAGCCGCCTCTGGTGGAAAAACTGGCGATATTATGCTGACTACTACTGGACATTCTAACGGCGATTCTTATGTAATAGTTCTTACCCTTTATAAAGATTTTGATTAATTTTTATAATGGCTGAATACAAAGGTAAAACAGTAACTCTTAACAAACCCAGGGCTATTTCAAAAGGTAGCCCTGGATACGGTAAAAAGCGAAAAGAAGTTTTTGTTAAAAACTGTAGTAGCGAAAGCAGTAGAGTTAAAAGAATTACCTTTGGCGATGCAAAAATGGGTATGCACAAAAACACTAAATCTAGAAAAAAATCTTATTGCGCTAGAAGTGGTGGAATAAAAAGTGATAGATGTAGTGCTAATTATTGGGCTAGAAGAGACTGGGATTGTTAAATGTATCCTGTTTACAATAAGTTTTATTATAAACCTTTACCTGATTGTATAGAAGTGCAAAAAAGCCCTATTGAAGGGTTTGGGTTATTTGCAATACAAGATATAAATGAAGATTTTGATATAGGAATGTCACACATTAAAGTACCAATAATCCAAGGGTTCATAAGAACTTCAATAGGTGGTTTTTTAAATCATTCAGAAGAATGTAATTGTTATTTAAGCGAAGAGTTAGATTGGGATGACTATAGAGTTTACAACGTAATAACATCAAAAAAAATTAGTGTTGGCGAAGAGCTTACGCTAAACTATCACTTAGACGGTTTAAATTATGGCTAAATCAAAATCAAAAACAAAGAAAGACGCTTGTTACCATAAAGTAAAACGTAGTGCTAAAGTTTGGCCAAGTGCTTATGCTAGTGGCAGATTAGTTCAATGTAGAAAAGTAGGTGCTGCTAACTACGGTAACAAATCAAGAACAAAAAAAGCTGCAGGAGGAGTTGTTTGTAAAGGGCAAACAATGTTAATGCCTGGAAAGCGTAAAAGAACCAAATTAGCATAATGGCTAAAGAAACCTTAAGAGATTGGTTTAATAAAAACGATGGCAAAGGTTGGGTTGATTGTAAAACTGGTAAACCCTGCGGTAGAAAAAAAGGAGAAAAAAGAGGTTATCCTGCATGTAGACCAACTATGGCTCAATGCACCTCAGCAGCAAAAAAGAAAAAAGGGCCAAAAGCAATTAGTTGGAAAGACAGCAGAGTTAAAAAAAGTAATGGTGGTTTTATAGCTAAAGGTTGTGGTAAAGTTATGAATAACCGTAGAAAAGTAACTACAATAAGTTAGGAGAATAGAATGTTTAAAAGAACTAAATATTATGCAGGTGGCCCAGTTGGTATGAAAAAAGGGGACGAAGCAAAGAAAAAAACTAAATATATGGCTAAGGGCGGTAAATATATGTCTAAAGGCGGAGTTGCAAATTTTAAAAATGAAGATGAAGCAAAAAAGAAAACTAAATATATGTCCAAAGGCGGTAAATATATGTCTAAAGGCGGCGCTGTAAAATAATAGTGCTTTATGTCATATTTAATATCGAACATACCTCAGTTCAAATGTTGGGTACGCAAAGAATTTACTGCTAATCATCAAAAATATCATGGAGAATATTTACATGCTTTGGTTATAGCAGTTAATACAATTCCAGACCGTTCATTATCTTTTCAAGTAGTTTTTACTGGTTGTGAAACAGATTTAGAAAATTATCCAGATGAAAATATACATGGCGGTGCCATGTGGGCAAGAATGCCAATACAAGCTCTTATAGCTGATATGCCCTTAAAAGAATGGCCAAAATCAATGGAAGACCATTTAGCTCAACCATGGGACTGTCTTAGTCATCATCATTCTGTTGTTGTTATGGACAGAGTAAGTTCTTCTCCTTGGGTATGTAAAATTGGAGGAGAATTTTATACTGGAACTTATATGTTTACTGTTGATTATACGGAAAATAGTATTGCAGATGATTCTGCTCAACATAAACAATCACATGTGTTATATTTAACAGACGCTGGTGAATATACTGGCAATTTTGTAGCCTTACCAAATAATAGAGTAAGGGCTACAAATCCTGCTTTATGGCGTGTTGGAGAGGGTCCACCAGATTTTTGTCCTAGTCAATATATTCACTCAGCAGAAAAACATGATAGTTATATGGATGCAAATATAACGTTTGACAACTTATACGCTCCAAAGGAAGATTAATTATGGCAACATCAAGTAGTACAAATTTTGAACCTAACGTAACTGAGTTTGTTGAAGAAGCTTTTGAAAGATGCGGCCTTGAATTACGTACTGGTTACGATTTAGTAACTGCAAAACGCTCTATAAATCTTATGTTAGCTGAATGGGCCAACAGAGGTTTAAATCAATGGACTATTGAAGAGGGAACTCAAACTGTTACTAAAGATACAAAATCATATACTTTAAATTCTAATGTTGTAGATATATTAGATTGCAGTATTAGAAGAACAGATGGAAGTGTAACTACTGATTTATCTATGAGAAGATTAAGTCGTAGCGAATATCTTAATATTCCAGTTAAAGAAACAACAGGAAGACCTACTCAATTTTTTCTTGATAAACAAAATGCAGCTGTTTTAAAAATATGGCCCGCACCAGAAAACTCTACAGACATACTTGTATTTAACAAGATTGTTAGAATGGATGATGCAGATACTGCTATTAATACGATGGATATGCCTTTTAGATTTTATCCTTGTTTTGCAGCAGGATTAGCCTATTACATATCAGTAAAAAAAGCTCCAGAAAAAACTCAAATGTTAAAACAAATGTATGAAGAAGAATTTGATAGAGCTTCTTCAACAGATGAGGATAGGGCTTCATTTAGAATTAGACCCTATTTAAGTTAATGGCTTACGCTTCAGCAAAATTTGCAAAAGCTTTATGCGATAGATGTGGTTTTGAATATAAGTTGTTAGATTTAAAAAAAGAATGGAATAATTTAAAAACTTGCCCACAATGTTTTGAAAAAAAACACCCTCAATTAGAACCAAAATCTGCTGTAGCTGACCCAGAAGCTTTATACGAACCAAGGCCAAATAATGATGTTGAAGTTGGGTTTGGTTATGTTTTAACAAACAATGACAAAATACTTGGAAGTTCTATAGAAGGATTTACAATGACATCATCTCTTGGAGAGGTTACAATTAGTTAATTATGACTTATGCAGAACTAAATACGTTAATTCAAAATTACCTTAATAATGATGAATCCACTTTTGTTGCAAGCATTCCTGATTTTGTTAAAAACGCAGAAGATAGAATATTTAACTTAGTTCAAGAAGATGTATTTCGTAAAAATGTTGAAGGTGCAGTAACAACAGGAAACAGATTTTTAACAGCTCCAAGTGATTTTCTTCTTAGTTTTTCATTAGCAGTTATAGATTCAACAACAAATGATTATCATTTTTTATTAAAAAAACATCCAAGTTTTATGCAAGAGTACGCTCCAGATTTAAGTGATACTTCTTTAAGAGGATTGCCAAAGTATTATGCAGACTATGACAAATCATATTCAACATCTTCTAGTTCTGGCTCAACAATAGCAATAGCTCCAGTACCAGATGCAAATTACACAGTAGAATTACATTATTTATACAGACCAAACAGCTTAGTAACAGAAACATCAGGTACCTGGTTATCTGAAAATGCTAGAGATGCTTTACTATATGCATCTTTAATTGAAGGCCATACTTTTATGAAGGGTGAGCCAGATTTATTAGCAAATTATGAAAATAGATTCTCGCAAGAAATAGCAAGAGTAAAAGAACGAGCCGAGGCAAGAGGTAGACGAGATGAATACCGATATGACTCACTCCGCTCGCAAGTAAGTTAACTTAAAAAAAGGAGATAAGTATGAATCCAATCAAGGAGCTTGAAGGGAAAAATGTAGCCATTGTTGGCATGGGCAGGAGTTGGTTTGACTACTGCATGGCAAAATCACATGGCGCAAAATTTGATGAAGTATGGGCAATTAACGCAGTTTCTGACGTTATATACCATGATAGAGTATTTATGATGGACCCACCATCTAGGTTTTTAGATACAGATGATGCAGGAGGCCAAACTAATAGTATGGCTAAAGTATTAAAAGAACATCAAGGACCCATATATACATGTGAACTAGACGAAAGATGTCCTGGTCTAGTTGAATATCCAATTGATGAAATATTAAAAGAATGGGGATGTCATTATTTTAATAATACTGTTGCTTATGCAATAGCTTTTGCTTTATACAATAAAATAGGGCATTTACAAATGTTTGGCGTAGATTTTGGATATAAAGGCAATTTATATTTTGCAGAAGCTGGTAGAGCTTGTACCGAATTTTGGTTAAGTAAATGTATGAGTGATGGAATGAAAGTAGAAGTAGCTCAGTCAAGTTATTTGCTTGATGCAGCAGTTCCAGCAGAAGAAAAATTATATGGCTATCATCGTTTAGATGACCCTTTAATTGTTTTATCTGATAATGAAGGTAATTTGCAAAGTATGAATCGTAGTGAAGTTATAAAAAATCAAGAGCCAGAAAAAGAAAAAGAACCTGTTTTAATAGATAAAAATGACACTCATTTAAAAAAAAATGAGCCTGTAGAGCCTAACAAATGGTAATAAAAATAACTCCAGATGGATTACCTGAATTAGGTATGGTAGAAATTGCTACAACCCAGTATGGAGGTCATCCTCCAGAGTTTTGGGCAAAACAACTAACAGAAAAAATAGTAGGAGTTTCAGATGATAATGAAGAGCATGTTAAGGCTCAAGCAAGAGCCTACCAAGAACTAATATACAAAGTATGTTTGATTTATATAAAAAATGCTTTAAAATCTTATAAAGCCACTTTGATACAAGACTTATCTGGTCAAGGTAGCGAAGATATAGCAAAAATAATTAAAGGTATTTAATATGGCAATAACATCTACTCTTACAACAAGCTTTAAAGTAGAGCTTTTAACTGGAACTCATAACTTTACTAATTCAAGTGGTAATAGTTTTAAACTGGCTTTATATACAAGTTCAGCTACTCTAGGAGCTACTACAACTGCTTTTACTACGACTGGACAAGCTAGTGGTACTAACTATACTTCAGGAGGTTCTGCGTTAACTAACGTGACACCATCTGCTACGGGAACTACCGCAGTTACAGACTTTAATGACTTAACCTTTAGTACAGCTACAATTACAGCAAGAGGCTGTATGATTTATAACGATACAAATAGTGATAAATCAGTAGCAACTATAGATTTTGGTGGAGATAAAACTTCTACCGCAGGTGATTTTACAGTAGTATTTCCAGCAAAGGCAGCTTCTACGGCAATTATACGTATAGCCTAAAATGGCTGAGTTCCTTAACGGTTGGGGTCGAGGTACTTGGGGCCAACTCGCTTATGGCCAAGCAAGTGTTCCTCTTGAAATAACTGCGCCTAGTGCAGGTACAGCCGGAACTCCCGTTGCAGCAGTAAACGCTCAAGCCATAGTATCAGTAAGTGGAGTAACCGCATCTTTAGGTTCTTTAAGCGTGGTTATTCAGGCCGATGCTAATGCACCAGCTTCAAGTGTATTAGCAGCAGGAAATCTAGGTACAGCTACAACAACTTCAGTAAATAATATTTCGGTGAGTGGTTTAGCTAGTACGTCAGCCTTAGGTACAGCAACTTTATCAACAAACAATAATTTATCTGTTGGTTTTGACGAACCTATATTTGGAAATGTAGGTGCTGCTACGACAGTCAGTAATAATAATTTATCAGTTTCTGGATTTGGTACAACATCAGCTTTAGGCACAAGTACAACCAGGACAGTAAATAATGTTTTTGTAACTGGTTTTGCAGGCACTTCTTCCTTAGGAACAGTCACTACAGTTTGTAAAGCAAATATATCAACTGAATTAGGACAAGCAGAAGGTTTAGTAGGATTTACACGTATTTGGAGCTTAATAGATGATTCACAAACCCCTAACTGGGAAGAAGTTGCTTAACTTTTACAAAAAAACAACTTATAATAAATTTGAACGGAGACAAACATGGCAACATATGTAAACGATTTAAGATTAAAAGAAATAGCAACCGGTGATGAATCAGGTACCTGGGGAACTAGCACAAATACTAACTTAGAGTTAATTGCTGAAGCATTTAGCTTTGGCACGGAAGCAATAACCACAAACGCTGATACACATACCACCACAATAGCAGACGGTTCTACTGACCCTGGACGTTCAATATTTTTAAAATACACAGGTACTCTTGATAGTGCTTGTACTATTACCATAGCTCCTAATACCGTATCTAAACTGTGGTTTATAGAAAATGGTACTACTGGCTCACAAAACATAATTATATCTCAGGGTAGTGGAGCTAACGTTACAATACCTGCTGGAGATACTAAAGCAATTTACTCTGATGGAGCTGGTTCTGGTGCAGCAATGGTTGACGCTTTTGCTAGTCTCAATGTAGTAGATTTAAAAGTAGAAGATGATTTAACAGTTACAGATGATTTAATTGTAAATGGTGATATAGACTTAGAAGGAAATATGGATGTTAATGGAAGTCTTGAAACAGATGCTATTTCTATTAACGGAACTACAGTCACATCAACTGCTGCTGAACTAAACATATTAGATGGAGTAACATCAACCGCTGCTGAATTAAACATATTAGATGGAGTAACATCTACAGCAGCCGAGCTTAATATTCTTGATGGTGTTACAAGTACAACAGCAGAATTAAATATTTTAGATGGTGTTACTAGCACCGCAGCCGAATTAAATATACTTGATGGAGTAACTTCTACAGCAGCAGAATTAAACTTTAGTGACGGAGTAACTTCCAATATACAAACCCAGCTCAATACAAAAACCTCAACAGGTAAAGCCATTGCCATGGCTGTTGTATTCGGATAATTTAGGAGAAAAATATGGCAGCAGTAAATATAGTAAACGTAACTTCCATACAAGGATTTAATATGTGTGGAGCAGTCACAACTTCAGCAGTAGACGTAATAGACGTACCTGCTGATGTAATATATAAAATTAATACAATAATAATTGCAAACGTAGATGGTACAAATGCAGCAAATATAAGTGTGTCAGTATCAAGAAATAATGGCTCAAATTATTATGCTATTGCATCAACAGTTGCAGTACCAGCAGATTCAACTTTAGTGCTTATTGATAAAAATTCAGGAATTTACTTAGATGAAACAGACTTGTTAAGGATGCAAGCTAGTGCTAATAGTGATTTAGAGTATGTCATTTCTGGTGAAATATTAGGTGATGCATAAGGAGTTGAAATATGGCTCATTTTGCAGAACTTGATAGTAATAATAAAGTAATACGAGTAGTAGTAATATCCAACGAGGATGTAGATGCTAACGGTGGCGAGTTGAGCACAGAAGCAGAAACTTTTGTAGCTTCTATTGTCCCACATTTAGAAAGTGGCGTTGCTTGGAAACAAACTTCTTATAACAATAATTTTAGAAAACGATTTGCAGGTATTGGCGTCACTTACGATAAAGTTAAAGATAAATTTATAGAACCACAACCCTTTCCCTCCTGGTATTTAAACACGAACGATGATTGGCAAGCACCAGTAAATTTTCCAAACACGGTTGATATAGGTGGTCTTAGAGCTAACGCAACATGGGATGAAGCTAATCGAAGATGGATAGGTAAAACATTTGACGAAACTACTGACCCAGTAACAGAAACTGACTACGTTTGGAAAACCAGTAATCTACAATGGAGCGAGGTTTAATATTATGCCTATTACAAGAAATGAAAGAAGTCCATTAATTGGTGCAGCCCAAGACCCAGTTTTTTCAGCAAAAGTAACATCTTTTAACAGTAGTACAAACTATGCAGTACCTTCTAAAACAACCTCAGTAACTTATTTAGTAGTTGCTGGTGGTGGAGCAGGAGGTTTTTTTGGCGGAGGTGGAGGAGCTGGTGGTTACAGGTCATCTACACCAGGCGAAGCATCTGGTGGTGGAGCTTCCGCAGAATCAGCTTTAACTGTTACCGCAGGCTCAACAGTACCTGTTGTAGTTGGAGCAGGGGGAGTTGCTGTAGGAGCACATGGAGAATGGCGACCTGGAGCAGATTCTAGTTTTGGCCCCATAACTTCTGCTGGCGGAGGCTCAGGCGGAAGTAGGTTTGCTTATACTAATCCAAGTGGTAATGCTGGTGGTAGTCAGCTTGGACAAGATGGAGGCTCAGGCGGAGGTTCTGGTATTTGGTATGGTGTTGGTAATAAACCTGACGGAAGCGCTGCAGGTGCAGGAACAGCTAATCAAGGTTATCCAGGTGGAGGTGCTAGAAGTCCAGACTCAAACTATGGTTGTGCTGTAGGTGGCGGTGGAGCAGGTGAAGCAGGTCAAAAAGGTAATCCTGATAATGTTATTGGAGGTAGAGGCGGACAAGGTGTAGCATCTTCTATTACAGGTTCTCCAGTAGCTAGAGCAGACGGTGGTGGAGGAGCAGCAGGTGATAGCAATCTTTCAGCTCCTAATGACAAAGGAGGAGCTCCTGGTCCAGGAGGAACTGGCGGAACAGGATATGGAAGCGGCTCTGCATCTGATTTGGCATCAACTGCTGGTGCTGTTAATAAAGGTGGCGGTGGCGGTGGTGGTACTTATGGCCCTGCATCTTCGTCAAGAATGGGTGGCAATGGTGGTTCAGGATTTGTTGCTGTTAATGACCCAAACGGTGATTTTGCTGCATCAAGTGTTTGGAATTTAAGAAGAGTATTTGAATTAAAAAAAGAAGGCGATTGGATTTAACTTAGCCTATTAATGGAATTATATTTTTGTATAAGTTTACAACGTGCAGGTAATACTTTACTTGGTAGTATTTTAAATCAAAATACAGATATAACTTTTACAGCTAATAGTCCTCTTACTGAAATTATTTACCAGCTTGATTTAATTAAAAATCAAAAAGATTTAACATTATCTCAACACCAAAACTTTCCTCATAATGAGTCTTTAGACAATGTTATTAGAAAAACTTTTTATACTTATTCTGAAACATTTAAAACAAAATATGTTATTAATAGGTGTAATTGGGGTTCAGACGGAAACCTTGAATTATTAGAAAAGTATTTTGATAAAAAAATTAAATTTTTAATTTTGTATAGAAACCCACTAGAATGTTTAGCTTCGTTATTAAAAGCATTTAAAGTCAAAAAAGAAAATATTGAAACAGATGCAGACTATTTTATGCACCCAGAAACAGGTGTTTTAGGAAATGCCATTAAACAAATTCCTTTAATACAGAAAAACTATGAGCATTTATTTATTACATACGACCAGTTAATTGCTAACCCACAAAGTACAGTTAATAGTGTTTATAATTTTTTTAATATACCTAAGTTTGAACATAATTTTAAAAACTTAAAACAATTTGAAATACAAGGTATAAAATATGATGATTCTATTTTTGGTGATGTAGATTTACATACAATTAGAACAGATAAAATAGAAAAGAAACCGTATACAATAGAAGATTTTTTACTTCCTTCTGTTATAGAAAAGTATAAGAATATAGGCAAAGAGTATGAATCTTAAATGGTATTATTGGTATTTTAAGTCTGCTATACCAGAAAAAATATGTGATGATATAGTACGCTATGGTAAAGAACAAGATAAACAAATGGCTACTACAGGAAGCACTAATAAAAACGAACTTACAGAAGTAGAACTTAAAAACATTCAAAAGAAAAGAAAGTCAGATGTGGTATGGATGTCTGATAGATGGATATATAACGAAATACAACCTTACATACACCAAGCTAATGCAAACGCAAAATGGAATTTTGAATGGGACTGGTCAGAGCCTTGCCAATTTACTGAATATAAAAAAGGTCAGTTTTACGATTGGCATTGTGATTCTTTTGAAGAACCTTATAACGAACCTGAAAACCCAAACAGGCACGGTAAGTTAAGAAAACTTAGTATGACTGTATCACTAACTGACCCTGAAGAATATGAAGGTGGAGATTTAGAGTTTGATTTTAGAAATACAGACGAAGGTTCACAACCTAGAATATGCGAAGAAATTAGAAAAAAAGGAAGTGTAATAATTTTTCCTTCTTTTGTTTGGCACAGAGTTAAACCTGTAACAAAAGGTATAAGACACTCTTTAGTGTGTTGGAATTTAGGATACCCATTTAAATGAGTTTTAAAAAAAATAAATACCAAGTAATTAAAGGTGCTATATCAAAAGAACTAGCAGATTTTTGTTATCAATATTTTTTAAATAAAAAAGATGTAGCAAGATATTTGTTTGATGAAAAATATATATCACAGTTTACTGAATACTTTGGAGTTTGGAATGACAATCAAATACCTGAAACTTATTCACATTACGCTGATATAGTTATGGAAACTTTATTACAAAAAGTTAAGCCAATAATGGAAAAAGAATCAGGTGTAAAGCTAATTGAAACTTATTCTTATGCAAGAATTTATAAAAATGGTGATGAGTTAAAAAGACATAAAGATAGATACTCTTGTGAAATATCTACTACTTTGAATTTAGGTGGTGATAATTGGTCAATATATTTAGAACCTGATATTGAAATAAATTTAAACCAAGGGGATATGTTAATGTATCGTGGTTGTGATGTAGAACATTGGAGAAAACCCTTTGAAGGTAAAGATTGTGGGCAGGTATTTTTACACTACAACGATGCAAGTAGTAAAGATGCTAAACAAAATAAATTTGATGGTAGACCTATGATTGGTTTACCTGCTTATTTTAAACAATGAACTTTATAGGCGAATATCAAATAAGTGAAGAAGCTGTTGATGAACTAATTAATTATTGGAACGTTAATAAAGCTAACGCAGAAGATGGTAGAGTTGGTAATGGTAAGTTAGATGAGAAAGTAAAAAAATCATTAGAGATAATGATAGCTCCAGAAGATTTAACAAACCTTTTATATAAAAATGAATTATTAAAATGTTTAAAACAATACACTTCAAAATATAAATTTGCAGATGATGTAGAGTTTTATGGTATTAATCACCGTCCTAAAATACAATATTATGATAAAGGATGGGGTTTTTATAAATGGCATATAGAAAACGATGGTAATCCTAGTGTTATAAACAGACACTTGGTTTTTAGCACATATTTAAACAATGTTAAAAATGGAGGAACAGAATTCTTATATCAAGATTGTGTTACAAAAGCTAAAAAAGGCTCAACGATTATTTTTCCTGCGGGTTGGACACATGCTCATAGAGGACAAATATCTGAAAACCAAGAGAAGTATATTATTACAGGTTGGTTCAACTTCTTAAACGATTAGGCGTTTTTTACACTTATATACTATAATAATATTAACTCTGTAAATGCAGATTAAATTAAAGGAGAAACTAAATGACAATACTTAATATATTTTCATGGATAACAACTATAGTAGCTATCGCATCATTAGTTGCGGCTATCACACCAACACCACAAGGTAACTGGTGGTTATCAAAACTTTACAAAGTTATTGATTGGTGTGCTTTAAATGTTTTAAAGGCTAAGGATAAATAACATGAGTTTTTTAAAAAGATTTTGGGGCAACCTTACTGGTACAGAAGAGGTTAAAGTAAGGACTAGAACTAAAAAGGGTAAGTTTGTAGCTGATGATAAATCTACACCAGATGTAAATGAAGCTTGGACTACTAAAAGAGTTAAGAAGACATCTAAAAAATAATGGCCAAATCTCCAGATGCGTTTGTATATAATGCTACGCTAGATAGAATTGTAGATGGTGATACTTTTGATTGCATTTTAGATTTAGGCTTTGATGTAAAGTTACACAAACAAAGAGTGCGATTAGCAGGAATTGATACCCCTGAATCTAGAACAAGAGACTTAGCTGAAAAAAAACTTGGATTAGCTGCAAAAGAAAGACTTAAAGAACTTTGCTTTGGTAAGTTCAAAATTAAATCATTAGGCAAAGGAAAGTACGGTAGAATAATAGGTATACCGTACACGGAAAATGGTGAAGATATTTGTCAAATTCTTATTAAAGAAGGTCATGCAGTTGAGTATCATGGAGGTACAAAAACTAAAGTTTGGGGTGATTACTAACCCAAATGGAATCAGCAGTTCAATTAATTAATGAAGTTGGTTTTCCTATAGCAGCAGCAATAGGACTAGGTCTATTTATTTGGAAATTAATTAATAAAATTATTGATGGTATGGAAACTAAAGTAGATGTACTTGATGAAAAAGTATCTGCTCAAATATCAGAAATAGAACAAAGATTAGGTCAAAAACTAGACTCACAACACGGTATCTTGGTTGCTCTTATAGACAGGGTGCGGTCTGTAGACAATGAGATAATTAGACAAGATACTTTGCTAAAGACTATACTTGGTGTACCACAACTTATGCATACTGACAGATTAGCAAAGGCAGATAGAGATGACCAAAGAAAAGATTAATAAAGAAGAATTAGAAAAATACAGACTTACAATAACTATAGTTTTTATAGGTTTTGTATTATTTTTTGGAATTATTGCTGTAAATTTAAAAGCAGATACTATAACTCATAAATTTAAAAACCCATCTTTTAGTGGTATTAATACCTCTTCTCATTATTTAACTATTGAAAACCAAGAGTTTAATAGAAAAATGAGTATTAAAGAAGAAATAAAAGCTATTCAAGAACAGCTAGAAAGAGATAAAGAAAACACAACACTAGCAAGGTTTATAAGAAATTTAGAATCAAGAATATACGCACAACTATCAAGACAGCTTGTAGAAAATTTATTTGGGGAGACACCAAGCACAGAAGGAACTTTAACACTTGAGGGAAACACTATTCAATATAGTATTGAAGATGGCGTTATCACTCTAATTATTACGGATGAAAACGGAAATGTCACTCAAATACAGCTGCCTATTGGTGATTTTAGCTTCTAGTTGTAGTTTATCTCCAGTAGATACTAACTTACAAAAAGGTAAAATTTTACCTAGTATTTTACAAATACAATCTGAAGAATTATTAAATGTATCACAACCTAAAATACCTATAGTTGTAGCAGTATATCCTAATAGTTTTACTGACCAAACAGGACAAAGAAAAAGCAATAGTGAGTTTGCTTTATTTTCTACAGCGCTTACACAAGCTCCCAGTCATTTATTAATTAGAAGTTTAAAACATACAGCAAATGGTAAGTTTTTTAGAGTAGCTGAAAGAGTTGGGTTAGATAACCTAACTAAAGAAAGACAACTTATACGTTCTGCTAGAGAACAAAATGAAGCAAAAGATGGACCTAAACCTATTATGCCTTTATTGTTTGCAGGTGTGCTTATGGAAGGTGCTGTCATTGGCTATGATACAAATATAAAAAGTGGTGGTATCGGTGCTAGATATTTAGGAATAGGTACAAGCAAACAATATCGTATAGATAATATAACAGTTGCTTTACGTATGATTTCTATAGCTACAGGAGAAGTATTAATTGATGTTTTAGTAAGTAAACAAATCTATAGTTATGGCCAATCACAAGATGTTTTTAAATTTATAGAGGTAGGCACAGAACTTGTAGAAATAGAAATGGGAGATGCTGAAAACGAACCAGCTACATTAGCTTTACAAAAAGCTATTGAGCAAGCAGTTTTGGAAATAGTAAAAATAGGTTATGATAAAGGTTTTTGGGAGATTAAAGATGAATCAATTAAAATTGATAAGCTTAATTGTGATGCTGACTGCATTGACGACATACGCGGCTGATAGCGAAATTTATGTGGACCAAAGCGGGGCAACAGCTAATATAGATTTAGAACAACTTGGTTCTGGGAATATAATTGGAGGTTTAAATTCTGTTGCAGGAACGTTAACTGCTTTAGATTTAGATGGTACAACTATGACATTAGATATTAACCAAATTGGCGATTCTAATAAGTTTTTAGGAGATATTCTTGGCGATACTGTCACAGGATTTTTTGAATTTGATGGCGATAGTAATACTTTTACTATTCAAGGCGACCCTACAAATACTTATGGTATTGACAATACAGACTATAATGTTGATGTTACAGGTAGTACCAACACATTTACATTAGACCACGGCACAACTGCTTTAGCTGCGACTCTTGATTTAGATTGGATAATACAGGGTGATGGCAACACTTTTGACTTTGATATTAATTATGATGGTGCTACTAACTATGTTGATGTTGATGGTGACAGTAATACTTTAAACTTTACTGGGTCTGGTTATGCCGGAGGTTATTTTTATTTAGACCAAACTGGTAACAGCAGAACCTTTAACATAACACAATCAAGCACATTAGATAATGACTGGCTTAAAATTATATCTATCGGTAATAGTGGTACTGTTTGCGTCATTCAAAACGACCAAGGTACAAGCACAAGCTGCTGATATTGGAGACATATCTGAACTAAACGGTTCAGCACAAATAGTAAGAGACAAGCCTTACGATGCTAATTTAGAATTTGCTATTCAAAGCAATGATGAAGCTATTACTACTAATGGTAGAATGGCTATCACCTTTTTAGATGAATCTACAGTAAAACTTACCGAACACTCACAACTACTGATAGATGAATACATCTATGACCCTGACCCTAGTAAATCTAAAATGGCTCTTACCTTTGGCTTAGGTACAGCAAGGTTTATCACAGGCAATCTTAACCGTATAGACAAACAAAATATAACTCTTAAAACACCCACGGCCAATATAGCGATACGTGGTACTGATTTTACGGCTACAGTAGACGAATTAGGGCGCAGCCTTATAATATTGTTACCAGACGCTTTAGGGTTTTCTAGTGGAGAAATAGAAGTAGTTACAGCTACAGGTAGTGTTTTACTTAACAAACCATATCAAGCTACTACTGTAAACGTATTTGAAAATGCTCCTTCAAAACCTGTAATATTAGATTTGACGCTAGATATTATAGATAATATGTTAATTGTTACACCACCAAAAGAAGAGCAATTTACGCAAGATGAAACTACAAGCACCAAAACAGTAAATTTATTAGATTTTAACGACCTTGATATTGATTATTTAGCAGAAGATTTTTTAGAAGATAGCAGTTTAGAATTTACCGAGTTAGATATAAATTATCTTGATATAAATTTTTTAGAAGATTTATTAGATGTGTTAGATGCTTTAGCTGTTGAAAAAGAAGAGGACCAGCTTGTTTCAAATACTGGGGTAAACATAACAGGAACATTAATTGGCCAGGATGCAAATACACAAATAACCACTATTGTTACAGGTCAAACGATAAGTTTGAGAAGAAACGTAAGTGAATCTGTACGACTAGATTTAAATACAGCAAGTGGTTATACAGTTATACTCATACAGGATGGAGTTTCTAATATCGTAAAAATTAACGGCGGAGGAGATTCTGTAATAACTATAAGGCAAAGTGATTAAATGAAAAGACTATTATTACCTATACTTATATTATTAAGCTTACCATTATTGTTTCAAAGCACGCCTACAGAAATATTAAAACTTAAAACCTTTGATACTTTTATTAAAACACCAGAGGCATCAGGAAATTTTGTAATACTAAACATTACAGAAGAAGATGTAGAGCGTGAGGGAGGCTGGCCTTTACCTAGACAAAGATTAGCAGATATACAACTAGAAATATTAGGCAAGGGTGCGTTAGGTGTCGGATGGGTAATAAGTTTTCCACAAGCAGATAGAATGGGAGGAGATGCAAGATTTGCCAGTTCGTTAGGTTATGCTCCAAGTGTAATAGCTACGTTTGAAAACGGTAAAGGCGTATATCCTAAAACCACAGGTACAGTTATTAGAGGCCCGGATGTTGGTGGGTTACAATCAACAGGAATAAAACAAAATTATTCTACTTATGATAAAGTTATACAGGGTGTTGCGATAGCACCAACAGAAGTTGACCAATTAGTAAGGCGGATTCCTCTAATATTAAAAACCCCTAATGGTTGGTCAGCTTCATTCGGTACACAAGTTCTTAAAACATTAACAAACACACCAACATATATACTTACAACAAACGAAAATGGTATACAAGAAATAGCTGTTAGAGGTTTGCCACCAGTAAAAACAGATAGTTTTGGTCGTAAATGGATTAGTTGGGTAAATACAGAAGAAACTAATTTACAAGAAATGAATGTAAATGGTAAGTTTGTTTTTGTAGGTGTTACTGCAAATGGCGTAATGCCACAAATTGCAACCCCTGTCGGTTTATTGGAACCACATAAAATTCAAGCTGCATTAGCAGAATCAATTTTAATACAAAACTCACCAACTATTCCAGATTGGAGTTTATCTGCAGAATTAGCTATTTTTTTATTTTTTGTAAGCCTGTCGTGGCTTGTGTTGCATTATTTAGGTATTACCTATGGTGTAAGTATGGGTATTTTTCTAATGTGTTGTGTAGGGTTTGGCGGTAACTCTTTGATACAAAGTGGCTATCTTATTGATGTTACATGGACATTAATTTCACAATTTATTACAAGTGCAATAGCTTTTTATTTAAGATTTAGAGAACAATTTAAACTTAGATTGCAAATTAAAAAACAATTTGAACATTATCTTGACCCAAGACAAGTTAAAAAATTACAAGATAACCCGGATTCTTTAGTGCTTGGTGGTGAGCGTAGATACTGCACGTTTCTTTTTACTGACGTAAGAGGCTTTACTGCTATGTCTGAAAAACTAGAGCCAGAAGAAGTTACTAAAATTATGAACAAAGCTCTAACAATACAAGCTAATGCAGTAAAAGAGTATGGAGGTATGGTAGATAAATATATAGGCGACGCTATGATGGCCGTATTTAATGCCCCTATTGACTTACCAGGACATGAAACTGCCGCAGTATTATGTGCTAGAGATATTCAAGAAAACATTAAGAAAGCAGATATTAATGTTGAAATAGGCGTGGGAATTAACACAGGTTTTGCATTGTTAGGTAACTGTGGGTCTGAAGATAGGTTTGATTATACGGCTATAGGGGATGCGGTAAACCTTGCAGCTAGACTAGAAAGCTCAACTAAGGAAGTTGGAGAAGATATTGTAATAGGTTATGATACTATCAGTTCAAGTAATTTTAGCAACGAGG